AGTGCTAATAGTACTGTTGGTGGAATAGGTAACTTTTTCATTGGTTCTTTCAATGCATCCAGTACTGGATTTGGTAGTACATCTGGTGGATATGAGACTATAGCTGATCCCTTCCCCTTTTACCTAGCTCGGTTTCAAAAAACTGATACTGCTGGTACAACCAACGCAACTAATACTGTATTTATGAATTTTAATGCATTTTAAGTGTATTTAGGTAGGTAACGCCAATGGGAGTAGGTAGAAATCCAGGTGGTAGTTTAGGTAAATGGGCTAGTCAAATTGCGGGTATTGGTAATCCAGCTACCGCTGACTTTACTATTAATGATAATATATTGCTGTTGTTTGGTACTAACAGTGCTGAAACTGCTGTAATAGTTCTAGACAGTGCTGGTCTAGCCGCCGACGCGGAACTAACTAATGTAATTGTAGGAACATCTGATCATCAAGGTACTGCTGCTGATTCTCTAATTATCTCCAATAGAACCACTGATGGTGATATGCTTTTCCTAGTTAGTGATGGTGGAAATAGCTTAGAGTTTATGCTGGCCAATGCAGATGTTGCAGACTTACAAATTGGTCACGGCATGGCGACCATGACACTCAAGACTGCTTCTGGTGACATTACAATTAATTCTGATGCTAGTCTGAATGTGACACTCACTGTAGATGATGCAGATGCCTTTGATTTGTCAAATGACAACAGTACATATTATCTAATTGATACCCGCAACACTGCATCAGGCACCATTGCTCACTTGATAGATACAGAGGATGCAACCATAGCATCGGCAACTGGGGCTGTCTACACTTTATGGGCTGTACCGGCTGCAACTTATACATTCACGGGATCTACACAGATGACTAGCCTACAAGAAATGATGAGGTTAGTTGGACCAACCCTAGCTACGGATGCTGTGGCACTTACTATAGATAAAGCAACAACTCTGAGTTTAATTGCTCCGATAGAAGGTACGGCAGGTGGCGGTACAGTTTTAACAGACGCTTCAGCACTTCGTATTCTCAATACTAGTGGTACTCCTGTGAATCAACACGGTATTTTGATTGAGACTCTTACAGCTGGTGCTACTGCTGATTATATGCTTACTCTTGGCAGTACGGATGCCGATCACGCTTTAATTCATGTAGGTGTAACAGGTGATCCTATATTTAGGTGGGATGAGAGTGAAGATAATTTCAGTTTTAGTAAGGGGATATTTCTAGAAAATGATGCTTTGATTCGGCGTGATGTTAATGCTACTATTACTGCTTCTACCTCACAATCACAAGGTAATGGTGCACTTACTGCTGAAGTTAATGAAATATCCGCAGTAGGTAGTACCAATGATACAGTAACTTTACCTACAGCCGTTGCAGGATTAAAGATTATCCTTATCAATAATGGTGCTAATACATTACAAATTTTCCCTGCATCCGGTGATGATCTTGGACAGGGTACCAATAATGCTACAACGATGGTTGCAGGCAATAATGTAGTCTTTACTGCTTACGATGCTACAAATTGGGAATCAATCTAAGAAAGGAAGGAGTTTTATGCCTATTGGAGAAAATGGTCTGGTACAAGAAGAAGATTTGATAGAATTGAATCTGGATGATATACCCATTGGTGCATTGGATAATGTGGATCTGTCATTACCATCTGAATATGAGGATGAGGTATTTGCTAACTCTCTTCTTAATGCTATAACCCAATACCATTCTTGTGAAGCAGAACGTAGAGCATTACGGCACCAAGGTGAACACGTTAAGGCTGAACAATTAGGTAAGCAAGCTGCTATATACCGGTCACAAGCTGCACTTATACAATATGAGCATCCCAATACTAAGAGTCTATATAAAGAACTTGCTGAATTGCGTGTTATGGAGACTAAGAAAAACAGAGACAGGGCTACTAGGGAGTAAGCTATGCCAGGATTTTCACATGATTTTCAACACGGTACGGACAGTACCAATACATGGTCAGAAGCACAGACCTTTTCCACTGGAGTAATTCTTAATCCTGATGCTGTGTTTGTTTTTCCAACAAGTTCTTCTGTTCCTACAATTAGTTCATCTGGTCAAGCAATATGGGATAGTACACATGAAATTCTAATCATAGCTAATGGTTCCAGTGGCAGACACTTTATACCATCTGAGGGAATTTCTGGTGAAGGTACACTGTCTACTGCTGGTGCCTTAACGATTGTTGATATACACGCCGGATCATCTCATGCCGCTGCTGATGGATTTACAGACCCTACCAGTACTAATATTTGGACAGCACAACAGACCTTCTCTATAGGTATCAATCTCACTGCGGGACAACTCATATTTCCTGCTACACAGATTGCTTCTGCTGATGCTAATACATTGGATGATTACGAGGAAGGTACTTTTACTCCAACTGTCGGAGATAATAGCTTGGATGGAACAGGAGAAGGACAATTATATGACGATCAAGTTGGACGTTATACCAAGATAGGTAATCGTGTTTTTATCAATGTGAGCTTACGTACTTCTACTTTAAGTGCCCTAACTCTTACTGAGCAATCACGTATCCTAGGGCTACCATTTACAGCAGCCAATCCTTCTGGGGGTGCTGATCATTCAGTAGTGGTTGGCTTTGCTGGTGGTATAAGCATCGTAGCAGGGGAAAATATTGTAGGACGCATTATACCAAATACCGCCTATATTAGTATGCAAGATTGGAGTACTAGTGCGAGCGTTTCGACTTTTCTATTGTCCCAATGGACTTCTGTGGGTGATATACGTTTATCTGGAGTGTATGAGGTATAAAAATGGCTTTTACTAAAGAAACAGTAGTAGATCAAATTACTATCCTTAGAGATGGTCAAATTTGGTGTAAAGAAATTACTTATGTTTATGAGGATGGAGTGTTATTTACACAAGAGCTTCCACACAGACGGGTTTTTATTCCGGGTGCAGTAATTGAAGGAGATCAACGAACAAAAGATATTGCTGCTATTGTGCATACCCCTGAAGTTATAGCTAATTTTATTACCGAACTTAGGAAGGCAGAGAGGGAATTGTGAATATAATATCTAATTGTGCTAAATGTGATAAGTGTAAAAATTACCTTCATATTATAACCAGCCTCCAAAGAGATTATCAACACTTGTTAGATCAAAATATAAAATTGCAAGATAAAATTAAACGGACTGAATTAAGTGTTTAATGGTTACTAGTTCAAATTCATACGGGAATACTACTGGCGTAGAAAGATTGACTGGAGACATTGTAGTTTCGCGGACGTTCACTTCAACCACAGTACCTACTACACTTCAGGTTGATCTAACAATTGACGATATAGCTTCAGAGATTAACGTGGCTTTAGCTGCTAATGGGTATACTGCTCCACTATCTACTGCTGATGATCCTATAGAACATAGGTATTTAGAAAGTATCAATAATTATGGTGCGGCTGCTATGCTTTTAGGTACTATTCCTATGACTGCTATTGCCCCTGGGTTAGAAGATGCTGGTACTAACCGTATGGAAATGTATCAAGCTTTCTTTAACAGAGGTATCACTAAGATCAATGATAAGAAAATCAAGGCATCTAAATCTAGAGGTAGGCTAGCTGCTGTTCTGTCCGGTAGTCAAACAGATACTGATAGTCGTAGAAAACTTCCATTGTTTAAACGGGATGATGATAATACACCAGGTACACGAACTTTTACTGAGTAAACAAAAATGTTAGACATATCTGATAGCGAATGCGCTGATGACGGACCGTCATATTTAGAGGATTACTACGAAGAACTCGAAACACAAACCATTGAAAAAGAAAAGAAAAGGGATAAAAAAGTCATAACTAAGATGGTAGTGGATGGTGCGGGTATAAAAACTGTAATCATTAATCGTAGATATAAAAAACTGTTGGAGGAAACGTGGTAAATCAACTTTGGCCAAATCCACCTAAGTATAATAAGTGGCCATATCCCGTAAGACCGAAAAAAATTGGGGGAAATATGTGGCCAACTGGAGGGAGAATGTGGCCAGAAGGATTTGGACCAAGTACACCAGGCGGTCTTGCTTTATACAATGGAGGTAATCATGGTTAGTATAATGTGGCCAAATGGATGGAGGGGACCAGGTACACCAGGTAGTCCAAAAGAATACCCTGATTTAGGTCCTCCTTATGATGAGGCTGGTTAGTGTCCTTCAATACTGTTCAAGCTGGGATCATACGTACTATTACTACTAATGCTGATTATTCCTGTAGTACTGTGTTTGCTGATGACTTTAGGGCATTGGGTGCCGGTAATTTACGCTACGTAGTAATAAGTTTAGGTGGTGTGAGTAATGAAGATTTTACTTTCAGACAAGTATTAAATACTTGGACAATTAATTTAGATGTTTATACCATGCGTACTGGAGAAATAGCAACAGCTGTAGATAATGCCCAGATCAATATGCAGAATATTTTAGACACACTTAATCAATATCCATTCTTAAATGATTCCACCGGAGTGATTGATCATAATATCAGTACTGTGTCTCCAGTAAATTTAATGGACCCAGGATCAGGTTCTAGGAATGCTTTTTTACATCAACAGTTGGGTTTATCGGTATCGGAATTATGTACTATAACTAGAGCAGAATAGCGGAGAGTGTGTAATGTCTACTGGACTAATAGTAGGTATGGGTGAAGTTGGTAAGGCTTTGTGTCAAGTACTATCTACAGTACACTCTATGCACGTATATGATTCATCTTGGAAATTCCCATTAAGAGAAGATCTAAAAGTAGATGTACTCCATATATGTTTCCCATACTCTGATCAATTCAAAGTTTGTGTGCAAAGTTATCAGGAACACGTACAGCCAAGCTACACTGTTATCCACTCTACAGTACCTGTAGGCACATCAAAGGCCTTAGAATGCTACCACAGCCCCGTTAGAGGGGTACATCCTCACTTAGCAGAATCTATGCTCAAGTTTATAACTTACCTTGCCCCAATACCGCAGGAATTTTTAATCGATTATTTCTATGATGCTGAAATGTGTATCCGTCCAGTAAATAATTCTGACGATACTGAAGCCGGAAAATTATGGTCGCTTGCTGCATACGCTATGAATATCCTATTAGAAAAAGAAATATATAGATATTGTCAAGATAATGAGCTAGATTTTAACATGGTCTATAGTCATTTTACTGATAGCTACAATAAAGGTTATGCTAAAATGGGTGTAAATAACGTACAACGTCCTGAGCTTGATCATATGGAAGGTACTATAGGGGGCCATTGTATAATTCCTGGCGTAGAAAAATTAGCGGATAGTGGTAGTTTATTAGCTGAAATAATTTTAGGGCTTAACAAAGATGCCTGAAGTACCTAGTGTAAATATGGGGTTACGTGTTACTGGATTAGATGAAGCTATTAGGGCTGCTAAGAGTGTGTCACCTTCTTTTACTACTGCTGTGCTTAATGATGGACTCAGGCAGATGGGGAGAGTTATTGTACCCTCTAAAGGATCTGGACCACTTGCTCAGGCTACACCTAAAGTATCTGGTAAATTAAGTAGGTCTACATTTTTTGAGATTAAGCAATTAGGATTCATCCAACAGTTACTAATTAAACAACCGGCTAGAACTACCCCAGAATATGGCAGTAAGTTTTATGGCGGATTTGTGCGTGGTGGAACTAAGAAACACATTATTAGACCTAAGCTCAAAAGCATACTTAGGTTTGAGATAGGTGATACTGTAATATTTGCATCCGAAGTAAATCATCCAGGGACTAAACCCAACAAGTATCATCTTAGAACATTGAGTATATTAAGACCCCAATTACAGGCAATAGTCAATAGGATGATTGCTAGACTAACAGAGAAATTTAAATTAGTTAAAGGCTAAAGGAGAGTGAATTAAATGGCTGATGGCAATCCACCTTTTGATGCAAGATTTCAATATTTTAGTATTATAGATAGTGATGGGTCTAGTACACGGGATCTTAGTCCATTTCTTACTGGAGTAGATGGCATTCCTGGTGCACGTGAACTCTTAGATACCACTATGTTAACGAGTAGCGGTAGAACTTTTACGCCTAGTGTGCTCAATGGTACATTTGTATTAGAGGGTAATTACGATCAAACTTCTTCTAACGGCCCAGATTTAGTTATAAATAATATTATTACCATGTCTACTGCTACTGCTTTTGAATATGGTCCTTCTGGTAATTCTTCTGGTGCAACACCATTAAATCGTAAATATTCTGGATCATGTTGGATTAGGAACTATACTATTACTGGACGTGTAGCTAGTGTTGTGTCTTTTAGGGCTGAAGGTCAAGTTGAGGGCAGTTTCGTATTTGGCACTTTTACCTAGGATTAGAGAATGGCTATTGGACCACCTTGGGATGCAAGATTTGGCAAATTTGTCATTACAGATAATGATGGTACAACTACTCGTGACTTATCTGCATTTTTAACCGGTGTTGATGGTCTACCAGGTAGTAGGGAGTTAATAGACACTTCTAAGATTTCAGATAGTGGTAGAACTTTTACCCCTGGTTTAGTTAATGGTACGTTTGTGCTGGAAGGAAATTATGATCAAACAAATCCTACTGGACCAGATCGTGTATTACCTGATATCTTAGCTATGTCTACCGCTACAGCATTTGCGTACCACCCTACTGGTGATGATTGTGGTACTTCTCCTAATAATAGAGCTTATTCTGGTAATTGTTGGATTAGGTCTTATACAATAACTGGGCGTGTTGCCAGTGTAATTACTTTCAGAGCAGATGGACAAGTAGAAGGTATAGTTACAGTTGGAAATTCTACGGCACTAGCACACTAATAACGTTAATTACGCTTGCAAGAGGAGATATGGCTAAAGTAGAACGTATTACATTTGATGATGATAGCGAGGATTGGTGGGAGATACGTGGTTTCCTTCCTGTAGCCTTAGAACGTGAATTTGTACAACATACAATGGATTCACAAGCTACATTAACACAAGAATATATCGATGATCCAGATCCTTCTATTATTATAGATCTTGCCAAACGTATGGATGTTTTAGTAGTGCAATCAACTATAGGATGGTCCTATGGTCCTGTAGATATGGATACGTTCTACAATGAAATACCTGGATATCACTATGCTGAAGTTGCCCAAAAAATAGGTGACTTATATAGCCCTTTAATCGTGAAGTGTATCGAAAGGGGGCTGGAGAATTATACCTCACTCTTAAATCAGGTGGAACAGTCCCAGTAATGTTTCAGGATGCTAATTTAGTTGATATGTTAGGATGGTCTTTTGATCAAATAGACAATGCAGACGCAGAAAGGTTACGTAGATTGATCTATTTTAAGCAAGTTAAGCACGTAGCAGAATTTGGTGGGGAGTTGGACATATAGTGGCAGCTAGTACAGATGCAAGCGTAGCTCTTACATTTACGACTAGAGATCAAGCTAGTCCAGGTATACAAAGGATAGGCGGTAATCTTACACGTCTACAATCTAGTGCTGCTGGTGTAGGTAAGGTATTTGCCAACAATGCGACAGCTTTTCTAACTGCTGGTTTAGCACTATCTTCTATAGGCGGACAAGCTTCTGGCTTATTGGTTAAGTTTGGCGTGTTAAATGAAAAACAAGGTGATATAGTTAATACTACAGTTCAGATAGCAGCTGTTGTTTTAGGTGCTATTACTGCCTTTTCATCTTTAGGTCTAGCTATAGGCGCGTCAAGTGTTGGTTTTGGTGTTATTGGAGCGGCAATAGTTTCTTTTACGTCTCTTGCTGTAGTCTTAGTTGGTGTTATAGCGTCACTAACTACGGGTTTTCAATTATTGGCAGACCCTGCTAACTTATCTTCTATAGAAAAATTGACGGGTGTGAGATTTCCCACATTTGATAGACCTGGTGAAGAACCTTCAAGGCTTGGTAGATTGGGAGGATTTGCTTTAGGTGGTTTAGCCCCTGGATTAGATCCCCAAAGATTAAGAGAGAGTGTGGAACAAACAAGCGGATTTCTATCTAGAACTGGATTAGGTGGTGTGGGTAATCCTGGTGGTGGAAGTCCTATTATTATTCAAGCGGGTACTATAGTGGCTGATGAAGGGGGCATGAGGGAATTGGAAAAGAGACTAAGACAGATACGTAAAGAGGATGAACGTACTAGAGGAATTTCTAAGTAACTATGTTTTATGAACTGAGTTGGAGCAGGACTAATAAACAGTTCCGTTTTACGGATCAAACAGGTGAAGAGATTTATTGTGGTAAGAATGCCCCGTGTATTGGTGCCGTTGGTTCCTTTACAGTACTTAGTACCGAAAATTCAAATGGTAGATTACAAGTAGAGTGTGATGTTTTAACTTCCCATTTTACTGTTCCTTGTCCTAATAGTTATGGGATACTGTGGAGTCAACAGGATATACATCATGTAAATATACCTGAAGGTGCAATAGAACTAGAAGGTGCTGGATATTGGCGTGTATGTTTTAGGCGTAAGAAGGACAAAGAAACTAAATTAGCTATTCCTGGTGATTGGCGTTTATATGATGTAAATGGCAGTAGAACTATGACATATGTAAATACTATTCGTGGGCAATTCGGTCTTGATTGGCATGATATGCAAAGTCATCTATTCCACAAAGGTAAGATCTATATCTATGATGATGATGCGTATTTTGTGCAATCTCCTTACCTTTCTGTGAACTAATATGGCCATTGGAGATATAGGGGCTGCACTTACTGATACACTCCTTCTTTTAGATGGAACTTCTAGAACACGTGGCGATGTCGCCCATGCTAATGGCAATTTCATGGCAGCAGTTTACAGTGAGGATGGTAGTGCTACTGTCACCCTTGATACTTTTGAGGTAGACGACTGTGGCAATATACCAGCTACTGTACAAGATACTATAACAGTCACCACAACATCAGGTGATAATTCAGATCCAAAAGTTATTAAAATTTCATCTGGTATTATAGCTGTTAGTTATGACGACAATGACGCATGTAATTTAGGAGCTATTGTATCAACTTTTAGTGTCGATGCATGTGGTAATCTAAATTGCTGTGATCCTATTGATACCATAAATGTATCTGGCCAAGCTTCTGGATTTCCTGTTAATATTTACCCCACTAAGTTTTCTACGTCTGATGGAATTTATGTGGTGTTGTGGCTTGATGCTGCCAATGATATCCACATGACTACAATTATTATAGACTCTGCTGGAATTATCACTAATTGTATAGTAGAAGATTTAGAAGTAGTTACCAGCAATATCGGTAATGGAGATTTTGTTTATACTGGACAAGGTGATTTTCATGTTGTGGTCTATCAAGGTTCCGCCAATGACGGATTCGCAGAAACTTATACTATTGATTCCAGTGGTAATATTGGATGTGTAGCAGATACACTTGAATGGGACCCATCAAATGGGCAACAACCAACGGTAGCAAGTAATGATGCTGGAACCTTTATTATTATGTATGAGGCAGCGTCAAGTCTAGAGAAAGTCCGTACGATAGTTGTAGATGCTTGCGGTCAAATGACTAACACGGCTAGTATTATATCAGGAACTAACACTAATGATACGACACACATTATCCGCATTGATGAAACAAATAAGAATGTGTTTTTTGGAGTTGGCAACTCAAATCTTGAATCGTGGTCCATTGATGCGTGTGATGTTCCGTCAACAGTAGATACACTCGCTTCGATTCCAGAAGTAAATGATCAAGCACGTATTGCTTTAAAGCCAGGATTAACAACCCATGTAATAATGGTTGGTTGGAAAATCGGTACTACAGAATTTTTTGCGATGACATTAGAGGTAGAGGTAGATCCACCGGCTGTAGAGGAGGATATTGAATTGGGAGTAGGAGCAGGAAAGATAGGAGCAGGTATCAGGGTAGATTGGGATAATAATGGTACTTTTGATGCAGATGAATCATTGAGTACTGATGTAACTTCTCTACGTTGGACCAGAGGTAAAGATCCAGAAGAGTTGAATACACCAGGCGGTACACTAATTATTGAAGTAGCAGATCCTGCTGGCGATTATGTACCTCTTACTACAGGGTCTTCTAGATTCACGTCTTCTGATGTATCTGTAGGTAAAGATGTTACCGCTGCTTTAGAATACGATGGGACTTCTTTTGCAATTTTT